ATGGTGTGTACTTTAGAACGTAAGGTGTTCCATCATCTGAACCCTTGATGGTCTTTGGAATACCACCAAATACTTTCTCATCTGCTTCAAAGCATACTGAGATAAGTTCTTGGAACATACGAGCAAATTGTGCTTGTGCTGATTTAATCTGCGTATCAAAGCCAGCCTGTAGTGCTTGCACACCACGGCCTGTAACAACAGATGCGTCAATGTTACCTGAACGAGATTCAGGGTAACGAGATCCTAAACGAAGTTCACGCTCAAGAACCCCAGATTCTGCAAAGATGCCAGGTGGAAGATCTAATGAAACACGACGAATACCTTGTGGGTTAGCAGAACGCATAATTGAATCTGGACCAAGTGCCAACTCTTGCACATCCTGTGGGATAGCAATAGGTGCTTGAATAGACTTTTCTGCTGCTTGAATCTGCAAGATTGCAAAACGAGCACGAGCAAGTTGCACGGATAGAACATCATCAAACTGTCCACGTGCTTCACCGTCAAGGGAGGAACGCATAATGACAGATGCCATTGCCTTACCTATAATGTTAGGCGTACGTGCTAGCACCAAGTTTTTACGCTCTGGTAGATAGAGTAGATCCTGGTCTTTATCGTGGTACTTGACCATTGAGATATAAGGAGAAGATAGAGCGTACTGGTTTTTGCCTAGAATCAAATCGTAATACTCTGGGTATTGTGCAGCTAGTGTCTCTGCATCAGTAATGATTACCTGAGTTACAGACATAACGCGACCATAACGATCTAACTCTGGATAAGTACCGAATGGGTTAAGCATACGGATACGAGGATTGTTGTCCTCAAAGTCCATCTCAACCATACCGATACCAAGACCGTAGGTGTTATACCAGTCTGCTGCTGTGTACATCTGCAGTTGTAGGTCAGAGTTTGTTACATAAAAGTTTGCAATACGAGTTCTAGTATCTGCTGCCTTGCGTGCTGCATCTGAAACCATATTGGTTGCTGAACAGTTAAACGATGGCAGTGGTGCCATTGCTTCTGCTAGATCTCGTGCTGCTACGTCAATGAAGTTTGCAACCAGAGGCTTTGGGTATTCCTCTGAAAACATTGCAGGGTATACCTTAGAGATATCTCCCTGACGCACCGAGAGCACATCACGCATACGTTGATCTCGCGCTGATGAGCGAGTACGTAAGCGTGCTAGCTTAGCGTCAACTTCTTTGACTGATAACAATTGAGTTCCTTACTTAGACTTCTTGTATAATCCTGGATACTTCTTGTTGGTTGCTTTCTTTGCATCCATCTCTGCCTTTTTAACACCGGCAGGTGAGGTACGACGTTGGATTTCTTTGATTGCATCTGGGCCTGTAAGTGTCTTAGACATAAGTTTTTTAGCACCAGGTGCCGCATTTACATCTTTAGGCATTAACTTCTTTGCACCAGGCTTAGCGCCTTGGATTTTAGGCATTGGAACTTTGACACTCTTTGATGGTGCGCGAGAAACTGTAGGTTTTTTAGGTGCTGTATTCTTTTTCATATCCACCTTCTTAGTATTTAATGCCTGCTTAGCAACTTCTTCTTTTGTAATCTTTGGATACATATCTTTAATTTTTGCTTTTGTTGCAGGGTCCATACTTGCTACAATTTTTTTAGCTCTGGTAATTCTTGCAGCGTAAGCCTTTGGATCAATACCAACTTTGTTTGTACCAGTTCCAATTTTTGGCATTACTTTTTTCCTGCCTTCTTAATCATTGGCTTGACAGCCTTTTTTGCTACAGCTTTTGTAGTTGTCTTCTTAGCCACTGGCTTAGACTTTGAAACTTTAGCTACTCTGTTTGGATTAAACTTTGCATCTAACTTGGCAAGATCTGCCTTAAGTCGCTTTTGATCTGCAGGTGTTTCTGCTGTATCAATAAGCCAAGAGCGCTTATTCATATAATCGTCTCTACGATTTGCCATTTTTATCTCCTTAGATGAATGTACGATCTTTCTCGGCGAGCAATTCATCTATGTTGACAACTGTTCGCTTGCCTCTCTCAAAACGAGACAGGAATGGGTTTTTTAAGTGGTGGGTTTGGTTAAGTCCTTGGTTAAGCATCTCGCGTGCGCGGATTTCACAGAACCACAGAGCCATCACCATATCGGTTTTGCCTTTAGTAGTTGGCGACCACGTAATCAATTGCTCAATGAGCGCTTTGACGTTTTCAGTTTGGTCACTAGGTAAATGAATAAGGTTGTCGCGGTGGTGCTTGCCGTCGTGTTGTTTCGTTCCGAACAAGGTGGACATAGAAGCAACACCGAAACCGGAGTCCCACTTGTTGGTTCCAGTATGGTGTTCTCGCAGTAACACACCCCGTGAGGCAAGGTTCTGGCGGATGCCCTCATCTTGCGTAAGGAATGATTGAAAAGCATTTTTTTCTACTATCCACTCACTGGGTTGGTAGAGGGAAGTCCAGTCAAAGATTAGTTGGCGTATCGCAGCAGGCGTTGGCCTAGTGATCTTAATAGCATCAACGATATAGCGTTTATGTGTAGCCCTATCAACAGCGTAACAAACGACGGCTGTATCACCAACCATAGCGGGATCAAGACCACAAATAAAAGAAAAGCCGTTAACATCACGCGGATGGCCTGGGTTACCAGGAACCAAGCGACCTGCTTTACGCATACCATCTATAGAACCTCGCACACATACCGGATCAAAGATGGCATCATCTGAGATATCTTGTTGTTGATAGACCAAAGCCCAGGTACTTGCATCCATAGCTTGGCGTTCATTGTAAAGGTTGCGACCATTCCATCTAGGGTAGAGGCCGTCTTCGTTCTTATCAGATTCCATCTGACCGTCGAATGGGGCATCACTTGCAGGCCAGAGAGTTTCCCACTTGTCAGGGTCTTCGTGCGTGGTCAAAAGCGCTGGCATAGCCAAGTACTTCCACGGGACCAGTCCACCAGGGTAGCGGTCTTCGTTACGCAGTTCGCGGTATAGGTCCATTGCCGAAACACGCGTACCAATAACTACAAGTTTGCCCGTAGGGTTCAAACGAGAGCGTACGTCCTGGGTTAACCAGCGGATCTGCTTTTCAAACTCGTTAGCGTTCTTTAAGGTAACAGCGTCATCTACAATAATCATATCTGCACGCTTACCGTAGATTTGACCACCGATACCAATGGCTTCGATGTTTGGATCTTTTTCACTAGACTCACGTAGCTCGGAACCAAAGGTGACGCGGGTTGCTTGCCAGGATGCAGACTTAGAGTTAAACCCTACGCCAGCAGCGTAAGCCTGTTGGAGTGATTCATACATCGGATGAGTCAGGCGTTGCTTGATGGCGTAGAGAAAGTCGGCAGCTAACTGCTGGGTCTGGGAAACAATCAAAACTCTAAAGTTGGGGTTACGTACTACCTGCCACGTTACATAATCTACCGTGATGGTAATTGACTTGGCGTGGTTGGGCGGGATGTTCAATAAAATTCTATTAGATGCTAGTCCTGGCTCATACTTCATAGAAGGGTGTAGCCAACCAGGTTCGCGGCCTTCAATCATATCTACCAGGTTTTGCTGGTGTGGGAAGGTCTTAGAGTGCAGGAACTTTTCGCGGAACTCGGCAAAGGTTAAGTCGTGAACATCACCGGAGGCAAAGGACTTGTCCTTTAAGCCTAGCCGTGTTCGGTCAACCTTGTCTGTAAAGACCTTATCGGTACGTCGGTAGTACTCGTAGGTCTTAATGGATTTACCAGCCGAGGCACAAGCCTGCTCAATGGTCATACCCTCTGCTACACAACCAAGGATGATTCTCTTGGCGATGTCGGCACTATTGTCAGCCACGGGTTACTTCTTTTTCTTTTGGGAATCTTTTTTCTTACCATAGGCATAGGCTGTGATAGTAGGTAGTCCTACTGCAGCAGCACCTTCTGCCTGACCTTTAATTCTTGTCTTGCCCACCACGGATGTTGATTCTCTACGTGCTGTATTTGCAGCCTTAGTAATTGCCTTGTTGCGCTTAGTATCTGCAGCCTTCTGTCGGCCTGCTACCTGGCCACGGGTTGGTGTTGCCGTGGTACCTGAAACTCTTTTAGCGTTGGGTGTTGTAGATACGCTACCACTTCTGGATGTGGTCTTACTAGGACCCTCAACCTTTTTGTTAAAAGCCTTACCCTTAGTACTGACCTTGGGTGCCTTCATAGATTCTGCGACTCTTTGGCCAACCTTCTGACCGATCTTCTCTCCACCCTTTTTGCCAGCTTGACGGATGGCTGCAGCTCTTAAAGCCGCGAGAGCGGCTACGCCTGCAATTGGTACTGGCATTGAATCTCCTGAATTTTGGGCCGGAATCGGTTTATTTTTATACTAGGCGAGGAAGGTTTCATCTACCAGTAGATAGTCCTATCCCCACTAAAAGTACTGGGCAGGTCGGGCTTAACGCCCGAAGGAGCTACAGCGAACTGAGGGGTAAGACTGAACTCGGCCTAGGGGCCTCGTAAGAGGCCAACCGCTGACTGCTCAGGGCTTTTCCTATTAAAACCCCTTACTATATATAAGGCAGGAAATTTACTTGATTTCCCGTTTTTAGAATGTGACCTTTATCACAGTATATATAACCGCAGGTCAGAGGCTAGATCGCAGCTTTCACTTTAGCAAATATTTTTTTGGAGGGTATATATACCACCGTGCAAAAGAATTCAGCATAGGGGGGTAGGGCTGGCGGTGTTTTGGGCTGACCCACCCCCTCCCCCTGTGGATAACTGGTCAGACCTGTGGATAACTATAACCAAAAGGTGTGCGGTTACTACTACCTCGGCGGGCAGGCTCGGCGGTGGAGGGTTAAGCCTTGGCTAAGTAATGGCAGACAAGAGACAGGGATCCACTAGGTAATGACCTAACCTCTAGGCGATCCGCTCCCCTGTCTGCCTGTCCTGTCTGGTCTGCCTGTCCTTGCCGGCGATCCGGTGACCATTCAGCTTTGGACATTCATCCCGTAAATGTCTAGGATCTTCAGATCCCTTTCGTTACCTAATTGTTATAAAGCTGACCCTCCTTTTACTGTTGCACTATAGGGAATAGTCCTGTACCTTTTGCTTATCGGATCCACCTACCTAACAAGATCCGAAGAGGAGATAAGTAAATGAATAACATCGTGCTAATCGCTTACCTAATCGGAGTGCTACTAATTGCCTCACCTTTTGTAATCGATACAATTAAGCAAGAGCGCAAGATAAATAAGAGAGGATCTAACTAATGAATATCTATTCTGTAAATATTGTATTTACTACCGATAGAGCCATAACCGAGATCGAATTAGATACCTTGAGAATGCAGGTCATCGCCCAGATTGAGGAGCCTGTCACTGTTGATGGCGACGATGTAGATTATTCCACGACGATAATTAAGGGGGCATAACTAATGGAAAAGCACGCAATTAAACTAGGTGAATTCGATGATGTCGAGACCGCTAACATATGGGGCATCCAAGAGATTATGGAAAAGATCAAGGAGACCGCACCTCTTGGGGCGCGGGTAAATTGGGAGTATCCCGGCTATATCTCTATCGTGTTATCTAATGGGACCGAGATCGCATTCGGTGAATCACTAGAAAAGGAGACCGGATATTCTTGGAATGATTTCGATTTAGAGGGCACTAATACCTATGCCGATTCTTTCGAAGATCTAAAGGACATCGATTTAATTGTGAATAAACTATGGGAGCAGACCGCCCCACTAACTAAGGAGGCTAACTAATGACTAACGCAACTATGAGCAAGGCATCACAAAAGAGAGCAGACCGCGAAGAATCTAAGGAGCGCCTAATCTCTTACTATGTAAAGCCAGGATCTAAGGTATACACGGTAATTCGGAGCGTGTCCTCTAGCGGGATGTCTCGCACTATGTCGGTCTATGCGGTAGTAGACGGGGATCTATGTAACATTACTTACCATACCGCGAGAGCCTTGGAATATCCTCTAGTGGATGTAAATGGATCCCGTGTAATGCGTGTTAGCGGTGGCGGGATGGATATGGGCTTCCACGCGGTTTATTCTCTATCCTCTTACCTCTTTAGAGATCTAAACCTAGACGGGGATCCGGGATACTTACTAAAGCAGGAGTGGATCTAATGAGACTAACTAAGAGAGGGCGCATCGTGCTGATCTATGCACCCGCAGCTTTTGCCCTAATTGCTTTAATTATATGGATATCGGGCAACATATGGTGGACAGGGGAGGGCTATTGTATCGGATCGATGGCGGAGTGCTTAGGTAAAGAATTCACTAGGTAGGTGACTCTCCTCCCTTGCTTACGGGCAAGGGAGAGGGAGCCGGTACCTAGCCGGATAACTAAAGAATAAGGGTGAATAAATGGATACTATGCAAGAGAATAAGAGCGAGCAGACAGTCACGGGGGAAAGCCTTACTTTTATCGAGATAGAGGGCGGGCAATTGCTTACACTTTTAGAGGGTGTTAGCACCCACGCGGGAAAGGATAAAAGCCTGCCCGTGCTTAACGCGGTAGAGGTAGAGGGCGGCGGCGGGGCTTTTATCGCCCGTGCTACCGATAGATACCGCTTAATAGAGGGGCAAGCGAGAGGGCTAGAGGGTAGCCTAGATAAAGCGCTTATCTCATTAGAGGATATCAAGCGAATCATTACGCTAGCCAAGGCGCATAAGCCTAATCTGGTAAACATTACGCGATTAGGTAACGCCCTAACGGTCAGCTCGCTAGGCGATAGCCTTACGGTTACCCTAGTGGCAGGCACTTTTCCACCTACCGAGGATCTATTCAACAAGAGCGAGGGAGACCCCGTATCAATTGAGGGCGTAGCCTTTAACCCCGCTTTTATGGCAGACTATGGCAAGATCGCGGGTAAGGGACAGGGCGTAAAGATTTACTTTTATGGCGAGGGTAAGCCTATGCGTGTAAGGATCACCGGGGATAAGATCCTATGGCGTGCCTTGCTTATGCCTATGCGCTATAAAGATTAGTTAGTGCGGTACTATCTTGCTCTACCCTTATGCGGTAGAGTGAGGTAGTATCTTACTAAATTAGTAGGATAGTTAGACAGTAAAGGGGTTAGAGCTATGACAGTAGAGAGAGTGCGCCATAGTGGCGCGATAATCGTGTCCTCTTTTGTAGGCACGGGCAGGGGAGAGTATCTATTCACCCGCACTTATTACGGCTACACAATTAAGCAAGCCAAGGCACAATTTAAGATCGCACTAAAGGAGGCTAAGTAAATGCAATTACAGGAGATAGATACCATACAAGATCTAAAGCTATGGGTGGAGGAGAATATGCCAGGCGCAAGGGTGACCGAGGATAGTGCAGGTACTCTCGTGATCCATACAGGGCTAATTGCCACGATGGGCGGCTATTTACACGAGCAAGAGGGAGAGGCAGAGTAATGACAGTATTTAAGACACTAAAAGAGGCTATTGACTCTATCGGGTACGGCTTATGTTCACTATGTGAGGCAGAGCACGAATTTCCAGATGTTAAATGCGATCTAATGGACGGGAAAGAGGGAGAGTTAAATGGATAAGTGTAAATTCTGCGGCTTACGCGGACTAGTACTGTCCACAATTAACGCAGACTATTCGTGCGAGCATTGTGGAGAGTGGCAAGAGGCTAAACTTAATAGCGCGTGGGAGGTAGTGGGCTATGAAAGATAGATACCTAGTAACACTAGAGATAGAGACTTATGACGGGGATCCGAGAGAGTGGGACTGGGATAAACTGTCTACGGGTGAAGATGTAATTAAGATAATCGAAACACATTGGAAGGGTAGAGTACTACCCACAAGCGAGGGAGAGGGCAATGAATAAAGAATACTTAGAAGCCAAGTTCGACCTATGTATAAACCAAGCCGAGAAGAATCTCAAAGAGGAAGAGATCGCAGAGGCGATTAAGAATCTCAAGCGTGCCAACAGTGCGCTATCGCAGCTATTCGGGTTCGAGGAGGAAGAGAATGAGTAAAGAATACATAACGCTGGCGCACTACCCACAAGGCAGAGAAGATCTTGAGCTGCATCAATCTAGTTATGGACTATGCACGGAGTGCAGCACCTTTACTAACTATGTGCCGTATCCTTGCTCTGTAGTGGAGGAGGCTGGCAATGAGTAACATCTACACCATACACCCTAAAAAATCTGAGTTAATCCTATTCTATGAAGTAACCACGCCAGACGGGGAGAATGAGTGGGGCGGGGCTAGTTGCATTGAGGCTATGCAATGGCTGAGCCTTGCACCGACAGGCTCACGCCTATTGATAAGCGCCTGGGATAGCGATGAAGAGGACGCTCATTTAGTAGGGCAAACCATTGATGTAACGGACTTAATTCAACAGGCAAGGGAGATAGGTAGATGAGCTACTGGTTAGGGATAGCAGTGATAATGGTGATAGTCTATGTGCTTATAGTGTGGGAGGACAAGATCAATGGAGAGTAGACAGGTAAGCGGGAAACAATCTATCCACTACCGTAATTATAGAAGGGCAAGAGACAAGGCACTCGTGCGCCTAGCGCACCTATACCCAGAGACATACAAGCAGTTGCTTGATGAACAAAGGAGTTTTGATGAGCAAGAGGGCAAGACTTGGATCATTGATAGTAATAGTAGGCTTACTGTGGGTATTCATACCAGAGCGAACACACCACCTCCCTTTGGAGATCCCGGAGATGCAGGAGCGGACGAAGGCGACGATGGAGGAGAAGCGTGAGAACAAGGCACTTGCAATTAGTTACGCACGAGCACTCGGCTACAATCAAGACCAAATCAGATGTCTTGTCACCTTATGGACCCGTGAATCCCGCTTCGACCACTTGGCTCGCCCAAGAGACGCTTCGGGCAAACCAAGAAGCTCGGCTTTTGGAATTGCTCAACTCCTTAGAGAGCGTAGTGGACAACCTGAACTTCAAGTCCTTCACGGTTTACGATACCTTAATCATCGCTATGGAGGGAGTGCGTGCCGCGCTCTCGGACACTCCGATAGACGAGGCTGGTACTGATGAGACTACTTGATCTTTACTGCAAGGCTGGAGGAGCGAGCAAAGGATACGCTGATGCTGGCTTTGAGGTTACCGGTATTGATATTAAGAAGCAGAAGCGTTACCCGTTTACTTTTATACAAGCAGATTGTTTAGAGATACTGCAAGACCTAAATTACTTGCGTACCTTTGATGTGATTGCAGCTAGCCCACCTTGTCAGACACACTCACGCACTCAGCATCTACGCAATGCTCAGGGTAAGAGCACGGACAAAGTAGATCTCATACCTCAGACACGAGAGGCATTGATTGCTAGCGGTGTACCTTATGTGATTGAGAATGTGCCGGGAGCGCCATTGATTAACCCAGTACAATTTTGTGGTTCATCTTTTGATCTGACGGTACGCAGACATAGACTCTTTGAATCAAACGTGCAATTAATAGGTTCAGTATGTGACCACAAGAAGCAAGGAAAGCCAGTAGGTATCTATGGATCTATGCGTGATGAGATACCTAAAGGTGGACATACTGCAAAGAGTATTGAACAAGCACGCGAAGCAATGGGAATTGATTGGATGATCTGGGGAGAATTAGTAGAAGCAATTCCACCACGTTACACGTGGGAAATAGGTAAACAACTAATACTTATGTTAGACTAATCTTGCTGAGCGTTTCTAACCCTTTCCGCTAGCAACAAAGCCCCATCAGTCCGTTCGCTGGTGGGGTTTTGCTTTACCCTCCGTTGGAGTAGAAGCCTTTACCCTTAAAGGTAATTGCGGGAGAGTCCCACTTACGCACCATTGGTATGTGGCAGTCAAAGCAAGATGGCTCACGAGGTTCCTCGTGGATACTACGTTCAATAGTTAATTCACTATTGCAATCAGGGCAACGATAGTCGTACTGCATTAGAGCTGCACCGCTTCCTCTATGGGTAGATAACCTACTAACTTCTCAACCTTTTCAACCCTGTCAAACTCAGTGGTCGCAGGCATCTGGTGATTAAACCATACTGGTTCTGGTAAATCTAATAGATCGAAGGAGAAGATACCTTGTGGAGTAGAGTTAATATAGAAGGGAACAAGATCACGCTCTGCTGCTTGGGTGATGAGCTTGCGATACTTCATCTCTTCAATCAGTAGCGTGGGATAGTGGGTAGCCCTGCACTTTAACTCTATGTAGTGACCTGCTTGCCTAGAGATACAGTCGTAAGTATCGAAGATACCTTCAGACTTTGTTAGGTCTGGGTACAAACTCTCACGCAAGAAGGTAAATAATAACTCTTCGTTCATTGCCAGGGACTAACCCCGCCAAGATTATCCTGCAACCTACGCAAAGCCTGAGCACACCTACGATCTGCGGTAGAGATAGCACACTCTAGTACCTGTGCTATCTGTTGCAGGGTAAAGCTCTCGTGATGGCGCATACGCAAGATAGCCTGGTCCTCTTGGTCTAGTTTCAGAAAACCTTTCTTGATGTCAATGAGGTTAGCAAGTAGGTTGCCACCTTCTGCCGGAGATGATGAGCCTTTAGGTTGCCCATCTCTAATCATCTCTTGTGCTTGCTCTAATACTGTGCCATCTATGACTGATGCAATAACAAAGGGTAGTAACTGACCAAGGGTAGCTGACTCGTAGTAGGCTTCATCATTAGTCTGGTATCCAGACTTAGCAGCCTTCTCTTTGCGAGCATAGCGTTCTGCTACACGTCTCATCTGCCAAGCAATGCGTTGTTCGTTGTGTCTGCGTCGCTCTTCAACAGGTTCCATTAAATCCACTATGTGATCTTCTGCCCTAGTCATAGCCCAAGCAACTAGTTCCTGCTTTACATCATCCTTTTCTACGTAGGCTTTATACCTACGGTGGATAGTGTTAGCAACACTAGGCACTAGGTCATAGATTACTGGGTGTAGTTCAGTCATTGTCCTGCACTTCAGGCCATACGCCATCTAGTACCATCATTGCAATAGCTGAGTAGTTCAATAAGTCTACGAATGAATCACGCAATGACTCGTTGCTTGGCTTAACGCCTGAGTCAAGTAAGTTATTGATGCGTGCTATCTTGTCCCACATACGTACACGCAGACCATTAAGTGGTCCACCTGGTGAGTGAGCAATGTTCTTTGGGCCGTAATCGTGATGCTTACGCACCAGTAGGTTGCCTGCTTGATCCATAATACGCCAGACATCTGCAATGAAAGCCGCATCTACCTTGTCGGCATAGGCCGAAGGAGTATAGTCTCGGTTTCCATA